GGCAACAACGACAACTGGCCTTTGACCCACGGGTTAATATTTTTAGACGAATAAAACCTAGTGTCAACACCCTCAGCGGTATCGCCGTACTTTTGTGACGAACCCTTATGCCACGACACTTGACCACGCCGCCACAAACCTTGCGGGTTAATTGCACCCTCACCAGGAATATTAGAATCGTCAGCAGAGTCACGCAAACGTTGTTCAAACGCACGACCGAAACGCCCAGATTTCAAATCCAACATGTACGGTCGACCAGCGATAGCGACAGGGAAAATGTCTGGTACTAAACCTGAAATACCTGTACCCGTATAGAACGAAGGCCCACCCACAAATGGGGAACTAAAACCAATCAATGTAGCCATCGGCTACTTCCTGAAACGCAGAGGATACTGGCGGGTAAGACGAGATGCTTCAGCAATAATACGATCTCGACGCAAACGCAACAAGTTGTTGATGCTATTTGTGACAGACCCAGCAGGTACTTCGTCAGCACGACGAGTGTCACCCTGAGATTCAGTGAAGTTACGTTTCACTTCACGGCCAGCAACCATACGGATTTGAATACCCAATACAAGTAGGTCTTCTAACTCTGTGCCAACACCTGCTGTGTCAAGCACCGTTGCTTCGGTGGCGAGCGTACCGTAAGGAGCTTTGTAGATCACACGGACAGTACCGGAACGGACATATGTGTCAAAAGCGAGAACGAACCCTGAAGCGAAGTCTGCTGTGGGCATGTCTCGTAGTAGTCGAACGTTACGCACTACAGGGTAATCGTCGTTCAGGTAGCGGTATCGGACATCGTATAGGTCAATCATGCTGGTGACACCCGTGAGGTTCACCATGCGATCCGAACCGTTGTACGAAAGGTCTACTGTTTTGATTTGGAACAACCCGTTTAACGGTGACGATAGATCAGACAGTTCAGCGTTGAGTGCTGTCAACATTTGTCCACGAGGGAAACGAGGATTCACCGTAGCGATATCGCCTGCCGTATGAGCAGCAGCGACAGACCCACCGTAACCTCGTTCAACAGTCACAGTTTTAGAAGTGCTGTTCGCTTCCCAAACAAACATCATCTCTGAACCGATCTCAAAAACAGTGTTCTCACGGAGCGAACCCAACGCATACGACATCGTGAGCGTGGTTTCAGAGGCATTACAAGAAGCCGCAAGTTTGTTGCGTTCTTCTACGACACCTGCCAGGAGTAACTGGTTGGCTCGATCAAGGATCGTACCTGTTGTAGTCACTTCTTCTTAGCAGCCTTCTTTTTAGCCATACCAGCAAAACTGTCGCTCACAGCAACAGGTTTTGAGCCAGTGTCGGCTTTATTGGGAACTTTAGCAACACTATAAATACGGCCATTCCATTTATAGCCCTCAATAGCAACTTCACCAAATCCCATAGGAAAAGCTTTATTAGGGTTATTGGCAGGATAACTAGTACCAGGCTTTACATCTTTGCCTTTACCGCCAGAGCCACCACGATCAATTTTTTTCATTACTTTTTGCTCCTAGATCGTTTCTTAGACATAGACCCTAGTATACCCTATTTGGTCACAGAAATTCGGTAACATTCCCTGAGTCCACAAGAGCATCAAAAGTAGACACCGGAATCCATTTCAGTTCCCCGTTCGGAATCCTGATCTTGTACGCCCCAATGTCAGCCTCAACCTTTTTTAACGCCCTGACACACACCAGGTTCTCTCCGGCAGGTTTCCACTTTTTTGTAGTCAACATGCCTGTAGGGGGGTGGGCTGTCAACAGTTTGTCCACAGTGTTATCCCACGAAAACCCTAAAGTCCGTTTATGTCGAGCCTGCCGTTGAATAAAAGTAGGGCGACCCTTGCCGTAAGCATCTCGCATACTGTCAACCAGTTGGTCGTGGTTAGGGACAAGCCAGTTCCCAATATCTTTATACGTCTGCATATGCGCTGTCTCAGGGGAAGCATCCAGCGCATAGTCGAACAGGTGAGAGAACATGAGGTGTCCTGTAGTCGCAGGAGCGATCACCCTGTTCCCTAACGCCAACTGCTGTAACGGGATCAACCCGAACCCTTCGCCTCTAGAAGCAGACACGAAACAGTCAGCAGAAGCGTGTAAGTCTCGTTCTTCAGCAACCGACAAGTTGTCCCTGACAATGGTCACATTTGGGCCGAGGTTGAACTCTTTAGGGTCATCAAACAGATAGGTGGGAAGTTTGACAATCAGTTCGCTGTCAGGCAAAGCAGCATCATGGAACGCCTGTACCACCTGCGGGATACCTTTGCGTAACCATCCTGAACCACCGGTCATAAACCTGAACTTAGGGTTATCTTCTACTACCTGGGGTTTCCACACATCATGGTTGACACCTAACGGTACGACATGAACATCAGGGTGGATAGCGTCAAATAGTTCTTTGTTCCAGTCGCAGGGGACTAAGACTCGATCATATGCGGGGAGAAGGCGAACGAAACGGGGAGGCAAAACATCTGTTTCCCACATAGTCAAAACTGCGGTTGACTGACCTTCCCACGATCCTTTAATCATGTCAGGAGTCATACCGTATACGACTGTTCCTGCGTCTTCAGTTTGGTCAATGCGATCTACAGCAACATCCTGTATTTCTTGCATCATCCTGCCGTAGCCGACATGAGGAATGTTGACACCCTGAATATCGTAAGGGTGTTTCACACGTGGCCTGATTCCACCTGGAACGCTGTCTCAGCCTTTTTCTCTACGTTGGCTGCACCATCAATTTTGTTGGGTTGTAGCCCGTCTGCCCGTAGGCGTTTGTAGGCGGCCATGTCTTTGTCCCATCGGGATTCTGTGGCGTTGATGCGAGCTGCGTCACTGCGACGGTTGGGGGTGCATGACGAGTCCATTGATACCGTTGAGATACGGCATGCGAAGCAGCCTTCGACATCAAGAGTGGGGTGGGTTTCTTGGTGTTTAATCATAGTTTTATTATAGTCAGGTGATGTATGCGCTGTATCCTGCGGCGGTCAGGCTGGCAGCTTCAGCATCTGAAACTGTGTAGACATGTCCACCGAGGTAACTGATTTGGATTGTGTCAAAGTCAGCAGGATCGTTTTCGGTATATGTGTTGTCGTCTAGTTTGTAAACGTTTCTGCCACGAGGTAGTGACGCAAAATGGCGTAACAGTCGAAACGACAACCGCATGTTCTCTGTCGGTGGAGTGTCAACATCAAAGTCAGTTAGGTTCAGATATGCGTCTGTGGGCGGGGTGAACGTAGGCATCAGGTGACAGTATACCCTGCTGCGACTAGCTGGTCTTTTTCGGTTTGGTCTACAAAATAGTTATGACCGCCGTAATACACTTTGTCTACGAGTGTGGGGTCTAACGGATCAGTGTTGGTGTATGCACCGGTATTGAGCCGGAAGATGTTTCTTGCCCGATACCCTTGATTGGCTTTGGCGAATAGTCGGTGGGCGGGTTCGGCGTTGCGGTAGTCATCCCACGGGAATCGGTCTTCGACTGGTGTGCGGAAGATCAACGATTTAGTCCAAGTAGCAGTTTCGGTTGATGCCCCTGAACCAGTAGCGGTACGAATATAAACGATCCCGCTGAGGGTGGCCGCTGTTCCTAATCCTGAGCCTGTTGCGGTTCTAGGTGCGATGTGGACACCGACAGCGGTATCGCTGGTTGTTGACCCTCCAGCACCGTAAGCGGTACGCAAATTCTTGTGGAGGATACTGTTGAGCGATGTTCCCTCGCCTGAACCTGTAGCAGAACGTGGAGCGATGTGGAGTCCGGTGGAATCAAATCCTCCTACGCCTGATCCTGTAGCGGTACGGGCTGGTACACGGATACGGGTAGCCGATTCTGTTCCTGTTCCTGAACCTGTAGCGGTACGAACTGGATTGATATTCCAGTCGGCAGTTTCTGTACCTACACCTGAACCTGTAGCCGTTCTTGCTCGTATAACCGCCGATACTGTTGACTCTGTACCTGTTCCTGAACCTGTAGCCGTGTTTGTAAATGTGACTACACCGTTGTATGAAAGGTTGCTGGCGTTATAAAGAAACGAGGAATCGTTATACAACCTGGGCATTTAGACTCCTACGGTTTTTGTGGGAAAACGAAAGTTAAATCAGAGGGGTCATATATACCCATATAATCTCTAAGTTCTTGTCGGTATGCAGCCCACGTTTCTTTATTGACTGGCGAATCTTCTAGTTGACTAAAGTCGGATTGCACCAAAAGCGCATTACGATATTGTCGTACCAAATCAATTTTTTGTTCGTGTGAATATGTTGTGCAAAAATCGTTATACATTGGCAATTGGTTAAAATCTATTAACATGTTCCCTCTTATGTTTTGATGATGTAATTAAGAACTATATATGGTTGAAGGTTGTTATGTGCGCTACCGCTACCAGCATTTTGGTTGGTTGCTGTCGTAGCAATGTTGGTCGGAGTTTGGTTGTTGACCGTAATACCAGTCGTATTGCTGTTGACGTTTGGTGTGCTAGGAAAACTGCCAGTATTGGTTGACGTGTTAGCAGCAGAAACAAACGCAGTTGAGTAAAATAATGTCCATTGATTAAAGCTGTGTATGTGACCAGGGTCAGTAATTGTGTGAGTGTGAGCATTTTGAGTATGGTTGTGACTATCTTGCGTGTGAGTGTGAACAGGCATTTCTGCGCTAGTCAAAGTATGAGTCTTAGCACCACCCGTTTCACCCATACTGTCAAACGAAACATCGGCAGAATCACGGCCAACAGGAACTTTACCTTTTAAGTTAGGAACATTGAACGTTGTAGAACCATCACCAACACCATAAGTAGTGCTAATTACAGCAAACAAGGCCGCATAAGTAGTACGACTGACAGCAGTACCATCGCACAACAACCAAGATGTAGGAGCAGTAGTAGTCGCCCACATATTAATAACACCCGCAGGCGTATTATTTTTAATCAAATAATCGTGACTAGTCGTAACCGCAGAACTATTGACACCAACCTTCGCCTCCAACGCCTCAATAGCATCATTAGCATCAGCATGCTGACCCGCATGATCCGGCGACGCAAGCGTGTTGCCGGAAGTCGGATTAGTTAAAGCATCAAGCCCCGAAGGAAACGAAGTAGCCATCTACTCAGTCCAACGACAGTGTAAGGCTCGTAATCTGGAATGTGTCACCAGCAGTCACAGCAGCAGACGAAGCCAAAGCACCAGTCCACAAACAATTACCCGCAGTCGAAGCATCCCACAAAGACCAATGCGAATAAGTCTCAGTCGTAGACACATTAGTCCACTCAACCGTCGCACTAGAAACCATCGAACCACCCGAAGCAGCACTAAACGAAATCGCCTTACGAGTCGCCTCAACAGCAGCATTAGACGTACCAGCCTCACCAGGATCACCCAAATGCAACTTCACATACGGCGTAGCCACAGCAAAAGAAGTGTTACGCAACGTATCAAGAAACGCTAACTCACCATAATTAGAAATACTCATCAAACACTCCTACAAAAAGAAAAACTGGGTGGCACGACACCATTGTATCGTACCACCCAGCCTTCACACCGGACAAACTCAGAGAGAGCTTGCAGACTCGATTCGGCGCAACGAAGCCTCACGGAAGCGACCGTAGCCACCCAACCAGTACCAGCCGATTGGCTGGAGGCGGTTCAAGGTGTCAACCACAGGGCCACGAACGACCTTCGGAACTGAACCGTTACCGTCAATTGACGAGTACGCCTTAGCCAAAGCCTGACGACCCATCACGTGAGTGCAGTAAACTTCGATAGTTCCGGTTGAACCCGAACCGTCAGAAGCGTTCTGGAACACCTTTGCACGAGGAGTTTCGATGAAACGGACACCTTCAAAAGCACCGATTTCGGCGTTGTAGATGTTCGAAGTGTCTTGGTACACGTGCGGGTCACGCCAAGCAGCAGCACCAGTTTCACGACGCAAGTCATAAGCAACATCGGGGTGGATGTAAGCCATGTACAAACCGTTGAAAGTAGGAACGTTAGCACCACGAAGCTGTGCGGTCACCTTACGGATGTCGTTAGCTTCGATGATGTCAGCGGCCTTAACCGTGGTACGGCTTGAAGGGGTGCTTGATCCGCCACCACCGTAGATCACGT